TTGTTATGAGTCAGGAAGAATGAGAAAAGGGATTTGACCCGGAAATAAGTTGGATCAAATCAAAACAAACGGGAATTCCCTTGTGCTGTATGGCCTCCCTTCTTGTCAACCCCGTCAACTGACGAAATATTTCGGCTAACATCAAAATGAGAAACAACCTCAAAAAAAACCGTATTAGCCACGTATTTTGAAAATACAGGCCTCGTAAAATTTAAGCGTTTAAATTGCGTTTAAATTGGCCTCATAAATCCCGGTATTTCCCATTATTCAAAAAATGAGAACATCGTAAGTTATTGAGCAAGATCGTTTTATTTGACTTTGTATGAGAAGTAATTATGATAGTGAGTAATTAGCGTTTTAGATAAGCGGATTCGCCTATTAAATTAGGTTTTCTCATGCTGAGAAAAGAGTCTTTTCGGCCTTTTTGTTTCTGATTCTATTTGTTGGTTTATATCTATGATTTCAATAGGAAATAAATAAATTTTAAATTTATTTTTTAGAAAAGGAAAGGTCAGCCACACAATCCCTATTTGAGTATAAATTCAATATAACCGCATTTAAATTCAAATAATCTTTCTTGTTGCCAGCCTGTCAGCCCCCATGTATAGTGCGCCCCGTTTTGGTGGTGAACTGCTGTTTTTCCATTGAAATCAACGCTTCAAAAAGCTGTTGCCAAGTAGGCTAATTGCGTGTAGGGTTAAAGCTCACCAGCAAAATCTGGTGGCGGGATTGAGACCCCGAGCAACTACAAGGCGACAGACACGCGCCAGCGTGTTTTTTATTGTCGTAAGTCTGGCCGCATCTAATCAATGGTGGCTCAGGCGGGGCAGCCTTCGGGCTGGCCGGCGTTCCTTGTAGGCCGGTAGTCTCAACCCCGTCTGGGCTACCACCCATGAGATTGAGACCTCCGGTGGTAGCGATAACCTACTACAAGGGGCATCGCCATGACTAAGAATGCACAATCCATCCTCGATCCAGTCGACTCAGCAACTGCACAAGCGGCAATAGAATCATTTGCAGATTTGAAAACCCACGAAGAATTATTGAAATTCTCAGCGGGTATCACCTTCGCGCTTAAATTCATTAACATGTCACTCGCTGTTCAATCCTTTGATTCCGACGAACTGGACGCTGTAAACCTTGCCTTAATTGCGGTGAAGGATATTGCAGCGGCTAAAGCTGTTGCCGTGGCTTTTCATGGTAAGGGAGAGTAATTATGTCCAGACAAAACGAAATCTTCTACAATGAGACTGCCGGTAAAATTGATGACACCCTTGAGTGGTGCATGGGTATGATAGAAATCCTTATAGAGAAAGAGAGTAACGTCGATATTGGTAATGCAATGACTGGTTTGCTTTGCTTGCTTAAAACCTGCCAAAGTCATGCAGAAGACATAATGAAAAAAACCGACTTTTAAATCCGAATCGTCACGTTAGGGGGAGCTTAGGCTCCCCTTTTTATTGCAATGAAAACGGTCACTCCGCCGTTCCACAAAATCCCGGTTAGTATCAGTTTATCCCGTGTTGGTGGAGGGGGAAGGTTGAAAAAGCTAATGTTTATAACGCGGCGGGATAAGCGGGAACTAGACCTATATATCGTTAATAATCGTTATCGAAACATAAAAGATAATGTGTTATTTGCGAACAGTCTTGGCTATCTAACATCCAGAACCGCAATGCACCGTTATATGAAGAAACTGAAAGGGGGAGAGAATGGCAGAGAAAACTTTTAAAAAGTTAATTGAATGCGCCCCCCACAAAGATATAAGCGCGGCAAACAGATTTATTGTTAGCAGCTGTTTTACCTGCTCTGTTGATGATTTGGTTTCCTTTGTTCATCGACTTGGCTATCGGTTAGGTGCTCAGTTGGCGAAAGATCATATAGCCTTAGTTAAAAATCAATTTACCTTGGCTTCGGGAAAGTTCGAAGATAGGTTTGAATTGGATTATTTCTGTGATGTTGCTGGTACTGATTTTTATCATGACTTTATGCTGGTTTATGATAAGGATAATTTTTATCAAGAGATGATAAAGTTTAATCCTGAGTTTTCATTTACTGGCGACTTGTCAAAGATACGTCGTCGAGCGCTAGCCGCGTTGAGAAGCAAATCGTTTAGCGATGTTGGGCAAGGTGTATCTTATGTAATGAGTGCTGTTGATACAGCTTTAAAGAAAATTGGTGTTGATCCAGATGATGATGTTGGAGGCCTGAGTAAGTTAATGGTCACAACGTTATCGTTAATGGATGAAATTGGCGGGATGCAATTTTATCTCCCGAAAGCACAAGAATTAAATAAGATTATAAACAATTTAAATATCTATGTTGATTCATACCACATGAAGACGAGTGAGTTATCGATTAAATATGGTTTGTCTTTTAAAGGTGTCCATCAGGTTACCGGGCGTGTACGTGCGGCAATAAAAGAATACGAGGAAGGATTAAGTGAAACTAACTAAAGATATTTTTTATTCAGGTGTAAGTCTCGGCATTGAAACAATGCGAAAGAATTTACCTGAGCCGCTAAAGATTATTGAGCAAGGCGTTATTAATGCCTGTCATGAGATTGGCTTGAACCCTGAGCATGAAATTAACGGTATCCCATTTGTCGGTCGGGTAATGGTTCGAGTAATGGAGATCCAGTTAGGTGAGAAGCTCATGCCAGAAAATGAAGCCGAATGCAGCCACCTTGTGTTGTGCTCCAAAGTGGCCGCATGTGCCGACCAGTTTGGTGCAGATAAAGCCGCAGAGCATTACAACCTCACGGTAAAGGAGGTGTTGGCCATTTGTGAATCGGTGTGGGCGTTCAGGGATAACGTCGCAAGCATCGGATGGGATGAAAGCAAAAAAACGCATTAACGGGCTTCTGATCGTTTTTCTATGGTGGTTGGTACGTCTTTACGCATCTACCGCAGTTAAACGGTTCTGAGGCGATTTAAACGGGTTTTAAACATGGTTGGGTGATGATTGTGAATATCGTTGCATTATGTTCTGAACTGAAAGCAGGTGAACGCGCCCCGGAATGGATCGAGTTGCTTCCATCCGGCCCGAATATTAAAGGCCGTGACGGACGCGCCTGGCGCTTAAGTAATCCGGCCAAGGTTGCCGATGCTTTTCGCCAGCAAGGTATTTCATTGGTGGTCGATTATGAACATTCTACTGAGGTTTCTGCGCCAAATGGCGTTGAAGCGCCAGCGGCAGGCTGGGTTGAGGATGTTCAGGTGCGTGATGATGGTTCCGTCTGGGGTAAGGTTGACTGGACGCTTAAAGCTAACAACGCCATTGTCAGCAAAGAATATCGTTTTATTTCTCCGGCGTTTAATCACACCAAAGAGGGAGATATTATTAAGCTAAGTAGCATTGCTTTGACGAATAAACCGAATTTGGTTCTTACTGCGTTAAACTCTCAGCAGGATTGGAGTGAGGTAGCAACAGCGTTAGGCATTGAAAACATATCATCACCTCAGGATGTTTTAAATGCATTAAATCGTGAAAAAACATCGGGCGTTGGTAAGGTTGTCGATGCCTATATATCTAAGGCGGTGTTTGTTCCGGCTCAACGAGAGTTGTTGGTCGCAATGTGCTCTCAAGTTGGGGTGGATAAATTTACTGAGTTTGCGGATTTACAATCTCACTCTCTAAGTTTCAAACACCTGTCTGAGCGTAAGCAGATTTCACAGCGACGCCCGCAACAACAACTTAGTGATTCGCAAATAGCCGTTTGTCGTAACACTGGTGTTAGCGAAGAAGAATATTTAACTGCATTAGGAAAAGAATAATGAGTGATTTTGTTGATATTGAAGGCGTAATCGCCGATGCGCAAGTAGCCTTCAACGTTAAGTTTGAACAAGGGGCTAAGGCATATTCGCCTAGCCACGTCAAATTAGCTAATGAGGTTCCGTCTTCCTCAGGCTCTAATGCTTACGGATTCCTGGAAGAGTTTCCAGAGATAAAGGAGTGGTTAACTGACCGTCAGTTAAAAGAGCTATCCACAAAAGATTACGTCCTTAAAAATAAGACGTTCGAAAGCAGTATTGCAATCAAACGTGAAGATTTTGAAGATAATGATTACGGCAAATACTCGATGATTTTCGAGCAATATGGTCGTAAGGCGGCGGGGTTCCCGGATAAATTGATGTTTGCAGCGATGGTTGACGGGAATAAGTCACCGGGGATTGATGGTCAAAATTTCTTTGATACTGACCATCCTAACGGTGAGTCTGTTTATTCAAACCTCTATGGAACAGCCCCTGCGGTTCCAGAGGGTCAGGTAGCCAAGCCAAAATGGTATTTGTTTGATGGCAATCAAGGGTTGAAGCCATTTATTTATCAAAAACGCCGCCCTATCGTAATGACCTCTGTCACGAACGTAGAGGATGCGGAGGTGTTCTTGCGGAACAAATACCTGTTTGGTGTGGATGGACGCCTGAACGTGGGTTACGGCATGTGGCAATGTGCGGCGGCCTCGTACAATGACCTGACAACAGAGAGCTTTGGCGAGGTCTACGATGGAATGCTATCCGTCAAAGGTAGCAGCGGCGAGCCATTGGGTATTGTGCCGTCAATCATCGTTGTTCCTGTCGCGCTTCGTGCCGCAGCAGAAAAAATATTGCTCCGTCAACAATTGGAAAATGGGGAAGATAACCCTAACTACAAACGGGTTGAAATTATCGTATCCCCTTACCTGTAATTAATAATAAGGCTGGTTTAACCAGCCTTAAACTTATATGAGATTTATATGGGTAAAAAACTTGATACAGAAATACTTATCAACTTATCCGGTAACCTGACCGCCAAGGCTCGTCAGTACGGGATGAGTATGTCGGAGTTTGCTCAGCGTAATCAGCGTGCTATGTCGGTTGTCAAAGCAACCAGTGAAGCCGCAGGGCGTGGTTTGGATAGGCTGGGCAACCGTTATACCACGGCTATAGCAGGTTTCGCCGGTGGTGCCATGCTGCGTAATTACCAGCAGTTAGACCGGCGTCTTACTCGCATGGGTATAACTGCCGGTAAAACCCGCGAGGAGATAGCCAGTATTTTCAACATCACTCAAGATGCGGCTTTAAAAGTCAAAGTGGACACCAGTGAAATTCAGGGGGCATTTGAAATGATAAATGCCCGTTCCGGTGATTTAGACTTGGCATTGCTTAATACAGAAAATATTGCATTGGCTATCGCTGCATCCGGTGCTGCTGGTCAAGATATTGGCGGTTTGATTGCTGAGTATAAAAAACTTCAGATTGAAGATAAAAAGCAATCATTGTTGGCATTGGATGGAATGAACCGATTAGGGAAAGAAGGCGCATTTGAGTTAAAAGATGCAGCAGAAAAGCTTCCAACGTCGCTATCCATGTATGCCGCAGCAGGTGGTAAAGGTGTCAAAGGAGTTATGGACGTGATGGTCGTCGCAGCGTCAGCGATGGACGTGATGGCCAACAGGGATAAAGCGTCAACAGCGGTCGAGAATTTTATCACCGACCTCCAAAACCCTAAAGTATCAAAGGCATTGAAGGCCAATGGCATAAATGTATTTGGCAAAGACGGGAGAATCCGAGCGCTCCCTGATATTTTAAAAGAAACTGCCGTTCGTTCTGCCAAGAACGGAGCTGAAAAACAAAGTGGATACCTCACTGGTGCTGGGTTTAATCAGGACAGCACGCGATTAATTTTAGGGGTGTCAGGTGAAGCCGGTGCGCAAAAACTTAAGACTTATATGAGCGTTGTCGCTGATGGTCAAAGTATTCTTGATGATGCTGCTTATGCAGGTAAAGATTTCACCTCTGCCCTTCAGGGGTTAACAACAACATGGGAGAAATTCGCCAATAATAATCTTGCACAACCGGTACAAGAGCTTGCCGATGCAATCAACTCAGTAGATCAGGAGTCTGTACAGAATTGGCTTGAGATTGGCAAGAATGTCGCTCTTGTTACTGGCGGTTTGTTAGCTGCACGCAAGGGATTCCAGTTTGGTAAAGGAGCATATGATTTCCTGCGCCCTGGGAAAAAAGGCGTACCGAAAGACGTTACGGATGCATTTGGCTCTGGAGTTACACCGGTCTATGTCGTAAATATGGGAGCTGGCGGCATCGGTGGGGGCGCAGGAGGCAAGGCTAAGGGGAAAGGTATCCCGCTTGGCCTTGGTGGTGCCGCTACAACAGGCGCGGGGCTTGGAACAGCAGGGTTTTGGGGGTTAGCGCGTGCGGCTGGTACTGGTGCGGCTATGGTGTATATGCAAAATGAGGCGGCTCAATGGGCGGCCAAGACGCTGTATGATAGCAGTGGTGTTGGTGAATGGGCTAAAGGGTCATCATTCCGTAGCTGGGTCGATGATTCTGTTGATAAATCTCAGTTGCCTGCATCTGTATCAGTAGGCTCTGTTTGGAGTGAGATTAAGGACTGGCTAACTTCCGCCCCTACCTATCAAGATCCATCTCCGTGGGCATCTCTTCAACCACAGAACCAAATGAGCAGCTATCCAATGGTTCCGCCTCAGCTTCAAGGTAAAATTGAGGTGTCCGTTAAAGATGACCGAGTTCAGGTTACCAGCGTTAAAATCAATGCCCCCGGCATTACGATGAGTGCGCAAACAGGATTGAGAAACGTAGAGCAAGACTGATTTCCCTGAATGTTTATGCGATTTCCCTTTTTTCTCATTTTAGGTGAATCGCTTTTTCATTTTTCGCGGCTCGCAACA